ACAGCTACTTTGAACGTATATAAGTCTCTATTATGTATACTTATCTCCTTTCTTACTATAGGCTCTAAGTACTTAAATGATTCTTTATTAAGTAACTCCTGTTCTTCTAACCAGAGTATCATATCTTGTGCACTTTTTCTAGTAAAGCTAATAAAATTAGAGCACTTAACCCAATATTTTAGGTCCTTATCTCTGGTATCTCCATACTCTATTTCTGGACAAGACTGAGCCAATTCCCATAATAAATGATAGTTCTTATTATAATTTATAGTTGGAACTATTTTAAGTGCAAGACTCTTACTTTCATATGAATTGATCTGAGCGATCAAGTCTTTTAATACTTCTTCACTGAGCTCTATTCTTGTTGCTGAACTATGTAATACATCATCAACAGACACTACAGCTAAACTGGTAGTTTCAATTAAATGAGCAAGATTTATTGCTAATGCTGATATCATCCAATTATCATATAGACTTACATGGGTATCAATTTTATAATAAGATACAATATCAGTTATCTTAGGGGTAAGTATACACTCTATCCCTGAGCTCCATATAGTTTCAAGTAAACCACTAGAATGCTCATCTCCTAAAGTAGTTTCATAATTCCATATCTTATTCATCATAACTGTAGTTGGTATATTATCACCATTCTCTAGTCTATGTGTAGATATATCTTCATGACTTACAATTAGATCAGCTTTCTCATAATCATTTGTAACAGTTATACTATGCTCTTTAAGAGCTGCTTTTATCCTATCATTACTCACATTGCATCTAGGTAAAACAAAAGCTTTCTTTTTTGTTCTAAAAGTATTACCATCCTCTGTTGGAACAGTTAATATACTGTGTATTTTATTGTATGTTGTTTCATCTTGAGTACATAATACTTTGTCAATACTTTGGGAACTAGAAACCAACCCATATTGTGGGTCAGTTTCTAATCCAAAGAATTTCAAAGCATCTGCATCATAATTTTGATGTACTGCTTTTTTTGCCATTATTTCATTGTCATTTGGATGATCTCTGGAATCATCATTAGTTTATTAAACTTCTTTTTATTGCCATTAAAGATTGTACGAACTATTAAATACTTTAAATCATTTGTAAAGTATTCTTTAGTACACAATGACTTTAATCTATCAGTAATCTTTTGGTTAATAGTATTATCTTGCGAATATACTACAGCATAATTACCAAGTCTAGTTGCTAATGTTGCTGCTATATCTGCACGATAGTTATCTCCATCTAATTTACCAATACAACTCTTTAACTCTCCAAGAATATATGACTCATTATCATGTGTCAATAAATCTTTAGGAGTTACAAGTTTATCTAGTTTATTATTAATGAATGTAGTAAACATAGATGCAAATGCATCACCAACACTACCTTCACCAATCATTTGGATCATAGAAAGATTATCTTCAAATGATTCAAAGCTTGATATTGCATTAAAGAATGTAGTAATTGATCTTGCATTAGTTTCTTGTGTTACTAACTCTGGGTTCAGTAACAGGAAGTTGATACATCTAGTATCAATTCCTGCACCTTCTGCCCATTGTGCCCATACATTAACATCAAACTTTAAGTTAGCGGTTACATATCTGGTCTTCTGAGCTGAATCAATGCTATTAACCATATAATCTCCGTTGTCTGGGTTTGCTGTCAAAATTATGTGCCAGTCCTTTGGTAGTGTCCATGAGATATAAGTCTGACGGTCTATCAATTCCATAACCGCTTGAATAAATCTTGTATCTGCACGGTTCCAGTCATCTAACAATAATATACCACCATCTTTCTTGTCTGCAATCCACTCTGGTGCACAGTAAGACATTCTATTCTTACCAGTCATCTTGTATCCATTCTTCAGATACTCCTGTACAGCAAGTTCATCTACCCATTGCCCTACCTTTTTGGTAACAGTTGTGTTTAGATTTGCTAAGCTAGAACCTGCAGCTCTCTGTGTTGCAGTAACCATTGCTAATTCATTATTAGGTTTGGTTATTACTTTTTCTTTATACATTTGAAATTGTCTAACAGGAAAACCTACTAAGTCACCTAACTCTTCTATCTGTGCTAAATTAAGCTTGACATAGTTTAGGTTATTTTCTTTAGCTAGCTCTACTACAGTTGAAGTCTTACCAATACCTGACTCACCTACAATCTCTACAGATACAGAGTTCTTACCTTCTTCTTGTAAGAATCTGTTGTTAGATATAATATGATTTACAAATCCTTTTAGTTCTGTTACATTTAAATTTACTTCTGCCATTTTTATTTTATTAATTAAGTTGAATTTTCTTTCCTGGTAACTCTTCATTTATACTACAGTTTGAACTGTGTACCCATAACGTATTGTTTGGACAGTCATCTGGAGTATAAGCCTCACCATCTGTTAAATATATTAGAGCAGTATATGCTCCTTTTTTCTCATTATAATGATCTATTACTGGTTGGAAACTTGTTCCACCACGACCATGTATTTCCCAATCTTTTTTTGGATTGAATTCTTTTACACTATTTAATCTAGTATCACACTGTGCTACTGTAATCTTATGACCCGTCTTATGCATATGCACAAGCTCAGAATAAAATTCTTTAAGTTCATCATTGTTTACAGATCCGCTTGTGTCAACACCAACAAGTATATGATTCTTGAATTTTATCTTTAGGCCTGGATTTGCAGCATAACGTTTATTATACTTACGTCTTAGCTTTTTAGTATATACAATACTTGAATTACCAATAAACCTTCTTAGATATGCTTTCCAATTAAACTTAGGAGGTTCTATATTTAATAATCTTTTAATAAGATCTTTTAACTCCCCTGGTATATTCCCTTGCTTTTTTACTGTTTGCTCTGCTGACTCCTTAAGTTGATGTTCCACCTGCTTTTGTATTAGCTTTTTATCTGCTTCTGACAAATCATCAAACTCATTCCATGTACCATGACAATACTGTGATGTACCATCCATTTGATCCATTAGACTGTCTAGAGATGGAGATGTTCCTTGATCTTTGGCTTCTTCTAATAACTTATAGTATTCTTTTGTACCTGCTTTCTTGGGTAAATCTAACTCAGGAAAACTTGACAATAATAAACCACCTTCAGGTAATTTACTTTCCAGTATGTACTGGTTGATTTCTAAATCTGCAGCTATATTAAATAATTTATGATCTGCATATAGATCTCTCATAATTAAATGACCAAATGCAATATGCAATAGCTCATGTTTAATTAATCCAAACCTATGATCTTCACTTAGATTTATAAAAAATTCAGGGTTTATTGTCAATTGTACACCTATTCCATGCTTGCTTACACCAGCAGTGGGTATGTTCTCAGTATATTTCTTATTTATACCAATCAAAAAAAGCCCGTAAAAGGGCTCTGTGAATATTAATGTTTTGGTTGTCCTTGCAACCTTATCTTGTACTATCATTTGTATATTAATTTTACGTAACTTTTATACAGATTTGCAGCTGTTACATTATCATCTATTAGTTTAATTATATGATCAGATAATAATTCTTTCCACGGGTATGATACACCAATGGATTTGTAGAATAGTTTTCTATTATCAAAGAGCAATGCTTTAGCAATTAATCTATTGATAATATTTCTATCTGCAATATCTATGTTTTTATATAGTTCAAGTCCTAGAACAACATCATCCTTGTCCTGACTCTTTATCATTTGTATTATCCGTAATAGTTCTTGGGCTGTGATTATTGTCATCTTCTAGTATTTCAATCCATACTCCCGGATTAGATTTATTATAGGTATATTTCTGGAACACTGGAATTATAAATTCAGCGTTATCATCTTCTATCCATCCGGCCTTAACCATATCATCTTGCACAGTCTGTGCAGGATTAATATAGTCAAATTTATGACGTGTCCCCCTAATAAACTCAAAAGATATATGAACAGGTAATGTTTTTTTTGCTAATTCTTTCTTAAATTCATCAGCATATTCAGCATAATACTTCTTTGCTATCTTTCTATAGTTAACTACAGCTTTGCTAGCAATAAAGTATTTTCCTGTCCATCTTCTACCATTTTTACTACTTGGTACAGATCCTGGTATAAACCATTTCATATTTATTTATTTAGTATCTCTTTAAGTAAAGGCTTCAGAACTTTATGCACATGATTAACACCATGAGTATTTATTGCATCTGAAATATCTTTACATACTGGTAATGATAACCCATCAATCTTATAAACTTCTTTATATTTATTAATTGCATTTCTGCCTGCGTCATCATTATCAAAGAGTGTTATTATTTTTTTATACTTCTTCTTTAATATTGTTATTATATGTGGTTTAATCATAGTGTTTTCACTATCTGGTGCTAACACTTCTATATTATACCCTATACCCTTTAAAGACATAGCATCTTTAAGTGAAGAACATATAACAAGATACGGCTTATTATACTTAAGCTGATCTATACCCTGCAGGTAGCTTTTAACTTTATGAAACTTATGTTTTTTACTACGTGGTTGATATATTTTATATACCTCCCCGTTCTTATCAAAGTATCCATAACACCATTTGCTTCCTACTTGTAAACTTCTATACTGAGATCCTTCTTGTTTAACCATAGTATAATAGTCAATTGGCTTTACATTATAGTTATCTAATATTGTTTTACCAATACCAAATCCCAACCAAAATTTTCTATCTTCTATAGTCCAACCTCTATGTTTTATATAATCTATTGTCCATTTAGCTACAGGTTCAAACTGCTGTTCTTTATAATCAGGAGACTTAATGTATACATTATAGTCACTAACTATTTTATTCATTGCATCAGTATATGATACATCAAACATAAACATAACTAGGTCAGCTTTATTACCCATCTTACCAGTTGAGAAATCTTTAAATTTATATTGCATAAGTGATTTATCTACATAAATGCAAAAACTTGCTGTTCTCTCATTAGGATTAAAGATTGATTTAATCTTTATATCCTGGCCTGTTAAGGGTTCTGATAGATTTAAATAATGCTGAAACACCCAATAGCTTGGTACATCTGATCCTTCTCTGACTAAACCTTTTGTATTAAACATTATCTAGCATTATCAACTTCCCACATCCATTCAAAGTCTGGTTCATTTTCTTCCATATTTATAGTATTAAAGTAAATCAAGGAGGGAGAAAATCCTTAGTAAACCCCCTCCTATCATTACAAACAAAAACAAATTATAGATCAAAATCATCACCCTTTGCTCCTACTGGCTCAAAGTTTTGTGCTGGTGTGTTTTCTTTCTGTAATTTTCTTAAGTGATTAGTATTATTAGCATCAAACGTTAAAAGTCTTGAATTTTCTTTATTCAATTCTTCTAATGGAATGCCATCTTTGCTCATTCTTGGTAAGAATAAATCATAGTTTACATAACCTTCTTTATTTTCCCATTCACGCCCACCAATACATGCGTTAAAGTACTCACTGTTTGAGAATAATTTGTTACACTCAATCATAAATACCTCAATAGTATTAGCTTCTATCTTGTCAAGCTCTTCTCTTTTATTAAGAACTTCACTTAGATATACCATACTTTTTAGTACTTCTGTATCTCTATTTATTTCTCTACCGCTTGGTAACGTTGCATCTTTATATGGATATGGTGAGAATCTAACTCTACCTACTTGACCTTCATAACGTGGTCCATTAGGATTATTCATATCTTTTAAGAAACCATTGAACTCACCCTGTACTGGCTCACTCTCTACATGTAAAACAATATTGTATGCATCTGCATCATATGGTGTTACATCAAATGTTATAGAATTAATTTTTACTTTTTGATTACCTACACCAATAACTGGTTTTACGTTGCCTGAACCTGCAGACATGTCTTTAGTACTTAACATAATTTTTCTTTTTTTTTAATTAATTTATTATTCTTCATATTTCTGTATGCACTCTTTTACATACTTCAGGTCATTAGGGATAAATAAATCCTCAAACATACCCATTGGTGATTTACATGTGTTCTCTCCATTGTTTTGAGTTTCAAAACCATATACAAGTCCACCATCATCATTTTTATTTACTTTACCAAATAGTACAATAGAAAATAAGCCTTCCAAAGTTAATGTATTATCTATCATTTTACCAATAGTTTTAGCTTTAACTTTTCTATTACCGTTTATATCTGTTGAATCTTCTGAGTGAGTTAAGAATATAATAGTTAAATCATCTCTCATATCTTTAGGCATCTTTGCTACCATAGCTAAGTTTGCTGCTATTTGAGTGAATTTATCATAACCTTTTTCATTTGCTCTTTCAAAGTATTCAAATGAACTCATGTACTGCCAGTCATCTATAACTAATGTTTTGATATGTGGCATCTTTTCATCAACATGCTTCATTGCTTTAATTATACCTGCAGCTGATGCAGCTGAAGTAATGTTACCTTTTGGATTCTCTTTGCTAATTTGAATATACTTACTCTTATAGCCTTTGAATGGTAAAGGTTTGTTTGCAATATTTATAATGAAAGTCTCTTTAGGATCTAATGTTCTGATTGAGGTTGACTTTCCTGTACCTGAATCTGCAATTACTAATACGCTTTGTGCCATATTTATTTAATTAATTTATTTATTACTTTAGTTAACGTTATCAATGTTTGGTTTATTTCTTCTAGCTTTTCTATCAAAGGATCCACAACTTTTGCATCTGGATTAGGGATATCAGGATTAGACCAGTCAATTTTTGTAGCCTTACCTATTATCTTAAGACCATCTGCATTAGTTCTAGCTGTAACATCATTAATTACTTTGAGCTCACTTACTGGAATCAAATGTCTTTGAAATCCTGAGCTTGAAGTTATAAGTTCATACTCATCTTTCCAATGCGGATTATACTTATGTAAATACAATGTTCTTTTAGGATCTTCTGAGTCATAGTCTATACTTACAAACTCAGTGTATATATCTTTATCCTTTTCCAATTCACTTGGAAAGAATGAAACATATAATTCATCTTTACCTGATGGACGGTATGCCATCTTTGGTATGTATAGTGCATTTATCTTACCTTCTGTCTGAAAGTAATCTTCATGCTCTTCTCTTAATTTGAGGACTTTTGCTTTGCGTTCTGCAGGTGTTAATCCCATGTTCTTATTTTTTATATTTTTAGTATTCATTTTATTTTAAATGGTGCGTATGATAGTTGGGGAGCAGTGGTTGGGTGTGCAGGTTATCTACGTTCTTGTTGACCTGGTGTGGCCATTTCTTCTATCTGCATCTGTTCAAACTTTGCTCTAAAGAAACTCATTCTTGCATCACCGTTTCTTGCTTTTAAGAAGTGTAATACTAATGTTCTATCATTCTCTATTATATATCTATCAGGTCCATAGAACCTAATCTTTTGTTTAGCGGGTCTATTAATACCTATTAACATATCTGCATGTTGAAGCATTGCATCTGATCCAAATATGTCTGACTCAAGTATATAGTTACCGTACTTACCATCTATAGCCCTATCCGGGTTATCTATGTTTCTATTAAGTTGTGACAAGGCAATAAATAAACAAGGATAATCTCTTTTACATTGTGTAAAGAATTCACCTAATTCAAATAGCATATCTAATGTGCTATTCTGATATGGTGCTCTCTTGACTAACATTGTATGGTCAAGTGTTATCATTGTATTAATACCTTTATGTTTATTCATATACTGATCTATCTGATCACGCATCTGATTAACAGTCATAGGTGTACTAATTATATCTACTGGATGCTTTACTCTTTCTTTAGCATACTGATGACACGTGTTCAGTGTATCTGTACTTAGAGTAGACCCAGCACTACATAACTCTTTATAAGTTTTACCAGTAATAGAACTAAATTCTCTAATAGCAGATGTTCTACCTACCATCTCAAACTGAAACTCTAATACTCTAAACTTATCATTTGGATTAAGGGCAAACGATTCTCTAATGATCTGGTCTTTAATTAATGTCTTACCTGAACCAGGTCTTCCACCAATTACAGTGAGTGTGTTCCACTCTATACCATCAGTAGCTGCATCATTGAACTTAGGCCATGGAGTATATATAGATTTTTCCTCACCGGTAGATCTAGCGTACATATATTTAAGTGCTTCATTAAAAGCAGCATATTGTCCAACCCAAGATTCTTTCTTTTTCATACAACTTTTTCTTTAAAGTGATCATCTTCTGTATTGATCCCTTCTATTATTAAATCACAGTAGTCAGCAAGTCTTGAATGCTTTACTTTGTGCTTGTCTTGCTTTGATATAAAGTATTGACTTGTTTGCATATACAAATAGTCAGCATCTCTATACTCATTAACATACATTTTAGTAGCCTTCATAACATCATCCCATGTGTAATCATAAGTTTCAAAGAACCATCTAAAGTTTTCTCCCAATGCTTTTACGTTATTACGTGCAGGATTACCGCTTGGTAATCTTTTAGCAGGGAATATTTCTCTATATGAATTAATCTTGTCAACAAAGTTCTTACCCATTAGTTGGATATCTGTTTTCTTTTTGGCCTTTATAAAATAATTATCTAGTCTAATACAGAACATTCTTGCTTCTGGAGACATTGTATATGTACCATTCTCTTTTACTATCAAACCTAAATCAACAAGAGCTTTTTTATCTGACTCTTCTATTGACGCTAAGCCAACTTTTTGTTTCATTGAAAATAGTATAAGTGCTTGATTGGGTGTTAGCTTTTGAGCTAATATCTTTTGGAATAGTTCCCACATATGTGCTTGGTTTTAAAGGTTATAAAGATACAAAATTCTACCATTCTATCCTATCTTTTTCAAGGTATTCTAGCTTTTCATTTACTAAATTAAATACATCCTTACAGTCCCATTCACCACCTCTATATGCAGCTGATGCTGGGTGACTTACATAAATCTTTCTAACGTTATCCAACCACGGAGACCATGCTTCTGCTTTCTTACCAAGTAATACAAATATTAGATCTTGGTTATGTCTATTTAGATTATCAAATAGGTATTCAGTAAATGATTTCCATATTGCATAATGAGATCCTATTTTGTTTACTTCACATGTAAATGCTGTATTAATTAATAATACACCCTGGTTAGCCCAACGTCTTAGATCACATTCTTCTGGTGTAT